AATTTTACTTACAGTAAATCATCCAGGAGCTGGAATTCCTGTATTAATTACAGAAGCTGTTGCAAATGGAAGTTTTGCTATTCGTATTTATAATGTTTCAGCAGCAACAGCATTTAATAATACATTAAAGATTTCTTATCTTATACTTGATTAAAGATAATAATATATCATGGATATTCTAAACTTTATTTCTTGGATAAAAGGTAAAAGAGTAGTTACTACTGTTGATCCTAATAGAACATTACTTCCTGTTGGTTTAAAAGATGGTAGAAGAGATGATGATTATTTAGCTGGTGCAATATCTGTTGCTGATTTTATTACACAAATAGGGCCAGGTCAAGTTGGTCCACAAGGACCACAAGGAGTGCAGGGTGTACAAGGTATTCAGGGTAATCAAGGGATTCAAGGTATACAAGGTAATACAGGTGCTCAAGGAACAGCAGGAAACTCTGTAACTATACTTGGTTCTGTTGCAGATTTAGCAGCATTTTTAGTAGGTCCTGGTGCATCTCCTGGTGCAAATATAGGTGATGCATGGATTCTGTTATCAGATGGTAGCTTAATGTCATGGAATGGAACTATATGGTTTGATGCTGGTGATATTCAAGGACCTCCAGGAGCAACTGGTGCTACAGGTGCACAAGGTATACAAGGTAACCAAGGAATACAGGGTGTGCAAGGAATACAAGGAATACAAGGTCCTGCAGGATTACCAGGTTTATTTGCTCAAACTGCAGATAGTATACCTGTTACAGCTACTATAGTTGAATCTTCATTAATAGGAACTGGTGTTGGTACATTAACTGTTCCTGCAAATGGATTTTCTATTGGAGATAGTTTTACTGCATTTTTTGATGGAAAAATTAGTTGTGTTGGAACTGCAACTTTACATATTAAAGTTAAAACTTTAACAGGAGTTTTATTAGCTGATACAGGTATAATTGCAATGGATGCAGCTACAGATCATAATTGGAAATTAGATTTGCAATTTACAATAAGAACATTAGGAACAACAGGAGTAGCTTCTATATCTTCAGGAGGACTATTTGGATATATTAAAAATTCAGGTAATAACTATGAAGGCTATGTATTAAGTAATATTAACAACACAATATTTGATACTACAATAAGCAACACATTGATAGTAACAGCTCAATGGAATACAACCAATGCTGGAAATTCAATATTTTCAAGAAACTTTACACTTACTAAAGTATATTAAACTAATTAAATAAGAAACTATGTCAATAGGAAATACTAAATCATACGGAAATAAAGGAAATAATTTCCCGTGGCAATTACAAATGTTAAAAGGATTACAAGGTATCATTGATGCTTTAACAGTAGGAACTTGTTGTCCACCTGAAGTAAGAACTACTAATATTGTTTCTGCTACAGGAGTAGGTACTGTACCTGCTAATACATATAGTCTTTCTATAGCAAATGTAGGAAATGCAGCAGGAACAGTAGGCGGAGTTTCAGTACCAGCAGGAGTAGTAGTTAACTATAATGCGGAACTAAACAATACTTTAACTGGAATAGCTTATAATGCAACAGGAACTACATTCTTAATTACTTATTTATCTTAAGATGAGCACACAAATATTTACATCCCCGCAAGATAATTGCAAAGTTGATCATACTAAAGTAGCAACATTAGCTAGTAGTTTTGAAACTGTTTTACTTCCATCTAATGATGATGCCTGGGCTTTTATAGGAGGAGATTATAGTTGGATGTCTAATCCTACAACTGTGTATACTGCAGCATTAGGTGGTAATATATTAAATGTTCCATCAAATACTGCAGCTATGGCAATTATACTACCTGTAGATGTAGATGTAAATGATATTATAACTTTACAAGGAGTAGCAAATGGATTTGCAACAGGAGAGGCTAATTGTCAATTCTTAATAGGTGTATCATACGTAAGTTGTGAAGATTTTACTGGTGCTGTTATACCAGAACTTGTTAATGTAAATACATTAATCCCTGCAAAATTATTTCCTAAAATACCACAACAAGAATTTAATGTTTGTTTTTATGTAGAAACAACAGGTGTAACATTACCTGCAGGTACACTATTATATGTTGGAGTAAATTGTCCTACTTTTTATAATCCTCCTGCAAAATGTAGTTTTTCATATACACTTGATATTACTAAATCTTGTGCACCAATATCAGTAATTACAAATGTAAGAATTCAAAACTGTTGTGAACAAGCAGTATTTGAGGTTATAAGTTTAGGTACTCAAAACTTACCAGCATCAGGATCTTTTTCAGATACAGAAGGTAACTGTTGGACAATTATAGAAACAACATCAGATCCTGTAGATACTGTAAGATTTGTTGATAGGCCATATGAGGATTGTGCTGCATGTCTTATAGATAATCCATGTCCAATGAACTTAGTTGTTAAATCATGTTGTGGTGGTCCAGAAGAATCATTTACAGGATCATTACCAGGAATTACTGTAGGTGATACATTTATAGATACTTATGGTTTCTGTTGGGAGGTACTAGAAGAAACATCTGGTCCAATAACTGGACTAGTAATAGTTGATTCAATTACTATTGGAACTTGTGGAACTTGTGTTACTACACCAGGAGCATGTCCTGATATTTACGGATTAATAAGTTGTTGTAGGGAACTACAATTTAAATTATTTACAACACTTGATCTTCTTGGTTCTGGTGTAATTGGTGGAGATACATTTATGGATCAATATGGATTTTGTTGGTCCATATCACCTACACCTCAGCCAGGTAACAATGTTGATGCAGCATTTATTCAAGCAGTAACTAATTATGGTCCTGGTGCATGTATAACATGTCTTCTTGATTTAGATATCTGTCAAGGTCCTATAATTTACAAAGTACAAAATTGTTGTTCAGGAGCAATAGAGTATGTTGAATCTAACTTTGGACTTAATGTAAATACTGTTATTGGTATTACAACTACAGCAACACCAACTGAATTAACATGCTATACAGTTCTTGAATGGAATAATACAAGTATTCCAACTATTACTATTGATACTTTTGATGGTATATATGGAGATTGTGAAGAGTGTGGAAGTTGTCCTAACTTTTATATAGCAACTGATTGTGCTAAGATATTAGAGCCTCAAGTTTTCTATGGTACTATTCCTAGTCTACCTTATTCATTTGTAACTAATGATGGTAATTGTTGGGTAAGTCGAGGTGAAATAACTTCAGGACCTGCTACTATTATAGTATCACTAAAAACTAGAGATTGTGAAGATTGTTCATTGCGAGGTTTTTATACTGCTGTAGCTTGTGATGGTGTATCACCAAATGAAGTTGTATTTATACTTGATGCTCAAGTAGGACTAGTTGTAGGAGCTGATAATGGTAATTGTTATACCATAACTACTCCAACATTAGGACCTGCTACAATTCAATTCTCTAGTGTTTATCCAGATTGTGGAACTTGCATACCTTAATAAAAAATAAATATGAAATACTTAATTATTTTACTTTTATTTTTATCATCATGTTCTCTTGAGAAGAGACTTGCTAAGTACTGTCCCTTGTGTACTCAAAAGGACAGTACTCAAACAGTTATCCAAGTTAGAGATACTACCATAACTATTCCCGGAGAAACAGTATATGTAGAAGATACACTATACTGTGATTCATTAGGTAATGTAATATCTAAACTTAATGGAGTACTAAGAGATAAAGATGGTAAATTAATTAGTTTAGAAACTAGACTACAAAATAATGTATATACTACTAAAGCTCAAGTACACACTATTTATAAAACTGTAAAAGGTAACACTAAGTATTTTACTAAAGTAGTAACTAAAACATTGAAACCAGTAAAGATAAAGTATATTCCTTGGTGGGTAAACTTCTTAGCTGTAGTGGGGGGAATTGTGCTAATTATTTTATTAATTAATATTATCATAAAGATCATTAGATCTCAAATTCCTTTAACATGAAAACAAATATAATTTTCTTTCTCACTGCTATGTTCTCTTTCTTTGCTCCTATACAAATGCTTGTATTAATTTTAATGTTTACAATTTTAGTAGACACTATTGTTAAACTAATATCACTTAAAAAAATAGCTGAAGAAACAAATAGAAAATATAAAGATGTATTTAAATCTAAAATTTTAAGACTAGGTTATTTACACAAAACTGCTGGTTATTTAGTAATGGCAGCAGTTATATTTCCAATTGATTATTATGCCTTAACACCATTTATATCAGCAATGCTGAAAGTTTTTAATTTACAAATCTTAAATATATCACCTGCAATATGTACTAATGTTTTATTGGCAATACTTTGTCTTATGGAAGTATCCTCAATAAATGAAAATTGGTTTGACATATCAAAAAATAATGTACTTACAAGTGTTTCAAATAGCTTTAATAAAATAAGAAAAAACATTAAGAGTGTAAGTAGTGCATACAAAGAAACTAAAGATGATATATTATGAAATTAGATATAACTAAAATAGTTCAACATAGGTTAAGACCTGGTCAGTTCATGGAAGTTAAACATGAAAAGAAACAGATTTATCTACACCATACTGCTGGCGGACCTGATGCTGTATCTGTAGCTAAGTATTTTGATACTAAACCTGAAAGAGTTGCTACAGCTTTTATTATAGGAGCAAATGGTACAATAGTACAATGCTTTAGTTCTAAAGATTGGGCATATCATTTAGGTCTAAAAGAAACTATTTTTAAATCAAGTAAAGTTCCCTACTTATCTTTAGATCCTATTAGTATAGGTATTGAAGTATGCAACTGGGGACCACTATCTTTTAAAAATGGAAAGTACTATAACTATGTAGGAGGAGTAGTTAATCCTTCTAATGTTACTACTTTAGAAGCACCTTTTAAAGGTTACAAGCATTGGTTCTCATATACAGATGCTCAGATAGAATCATTAAGACAACTAGTAGAATATCTTTGTGAAACTTATGATATACCTAAAGACTACAATGAATCTATATGGAATATAGATGTAGAAGCATTAAAAGGAAACAAAGGAATATTCACACACAACTCAGTAAGAAAAGACAAGACAGATATGTATCCTTGTCCAAGAGTAATAGAAATGTTAAAAAACTTATAATTATGAAATTTAGAAACAGCTGGAGATCAGCAACAAAACAATGGGATAAGTTAATGATTAGATTAAGAATCTCTTCATTAGATATTCTAACAGTAGAGATAGATATCTCTAGAGACTTCTATTTAGTAACAGTAATGAACTTTACATTTAAAAACAGGTAATTATGATAGATGACAAAAATCAGATCATTAGATCTATGAGAAGTTATGAAGTAGGTGGTGCTACTGATAATTGTTTTGATGGCGGGGATAAAAAATGTAAAAAAACACGTAGAATTAAAATAAGGTCTTCTGGAAATAATGATGGTAGTGGTGCATTAGCTCTAGGACTTGGTGCTGGTGTTGTTACAGCTGCAGGACTTCAACTTAAAAAAATGTTGAAAAAAGAAAAAATGGGTGGAACAACCAAAAATAAAATGGAAATGGGTGGTTGTATAGGAGATGATCCAACCACAGGAAAGAAATGTGTAAAAAAACCAAAACGTCCTCTTGCTAATGGTATAGGTGGAAATGGACTGAGTAATTTAGGTTCAAATATTAAAGATCTATTTAGAAAAAAGAATAGACCTAGTTCTAGAGCAAAACGTCTTAGATCTTAATTAAGTTTCTTTAAGCATAGAAATCCAGGTAAGTTAATTTATCTGGATTTTTTTATTTAAATATTTTTTATTTAAACATATTTAGTATATTTGTTTAAACTTTAAAAATATAATAATGGAAAATTTAAACCAACAAATGCCAGAAATGGAGAACATGACTCCTGAACAGTTGGCAGCAAGAAAAGAAGAAATGCTTTCTTTTTACACAGATTCATTACCTTATCTAACAGCACAGTATGAATATGAAACTATTCTATCTAAAATTGATGAGGTAAGATTTAAAAGAGCAAACATTCAAATGCAATTTGCAATGATGATGCAAGAGCCAAAAGATGAAGAGTTTGGAGAAGACACAGAACCAACTGATCCTGCAAATGCACCAAAGGAAAGAAAGTTAAAAAAATCATAACTAATGGCACTTGTAAATCAGGTACAGAAAAGAGTTAAAATGCCCAAGTGGGATATAGTAAAGTTTCAGATACTAACTCATTGTTATATTAAACGTATAGCAATGAGTGAATCTGATCTTAATTGTTTAACATTACTAAGTTTTAATGAACCAATTGAACTTACACATTTTTGTTATGATGCATCTTCTGATGAGGATTGGATATTCAAATCTCCACAAACAGTGAGGAACTGTATCAACAAAGCAGAAAAAAATGGACTAGTAATAAAAGATGAAACTAATAAAAAACAAATTTTATTAAATCCAGATTTAAAAGTTCAAACAGAAGGTACAATATTATTAGACTATAAATTTTTAGGAGATGATACCAAAGAAGTCAAGCAGTCTGTATAAAGAAGTATCTGAAACATTAAATAGTAATGAAACTCTTATTGAAGACATAGTAGAGTTTTATTATACTGAAATAAGAAAAACATTGAGTGACTTGAAGTATCCAAGAATTAATGTAGAAGGTCTTGGGCATTTTGTAGCAAAAACTGGATTAGTAAAAAAGTCAGTTCCTAAATATAAAAATATTTTAGAAACACATGATACATCAACTTATGGTGCATATTTTAATAAGAAGATGATTGAGAATAAACTTGAGTTATTAATCCAGTTAGAGCACAAAATCATAATTGAAGAGATAAGAAAAGATGAATTTAAAAAAACCAAATATGAAAACAATTCTGAAAGCAATATGGGAGAATAGAAAAGGAATCCTAGAAGGTATTAAAAACTCTGTAATCAGAGATGAATTTGTAGAAGACATTGCAAGAATGAGACATGACATCTGTGATGATTGTGAATTTAAAGGAAAAAAATGTGCTGTTAAAGGTACAGCTCCTTGTTGTAATGAATGTGGATGTTCATTAGGATTTAAAACAAGATCACTTTCTTCTTCATGTCCTAAAGGTAAATGGGATGCAATTGCCACAGAAGAAGAAGAAGATAAACTAGAGGAATTATGAGTATTGCATTTAAAGCAGAAGACCATACATATGTAAGTCTTAATGGAGAATCAATTAATTGGATTAGTGTTACTACTTTAGTAAGTCATTTTAAAAAACCTTTTGATGCAAAGAAAGTTGCAGAAAGAGTTTCTAAAAATAAGAGATCTAAATGGTATGGACTTGAACCAAAAGAAATACAAAAGATTTGGGATTCTGAATCACTAAGAGCTGTTACATTAGGAACTTATTATCATAATCAAAGAGAAGTTGACATATGTTCATTTGCTTCTATGGAAAGAGATGGAGTAACTGTACCTGTGATTCCACCAGTAGATGAATACAATGGATTAAAAATTGCACCTATTCAAAAACTAGAACCAGGTGTATATCCTGAACATATGGTTTATCTAAAATCTGCAGGAATTTGCGGACAGTCAGATTTAGTTGAAGTTGTCAACGGACAAGTAAATATTATTGACTATAAAACTAATAAAGAAATAAAGACTGAATCATATGTAGATTGGGAAGGTAAATCAGATATGTTAACTGAACCTGTAAGCAATCTTGATGACTGTAATTTTAATCATTATGCATTACAACTTAGTGTGTATATGTACATTATATTAAAGCATAATCCAAAATTAACAGCAGGTAAGATGTTTATTCATCATGTAACATTTGAAGAAGAATCAAAAGATGAATATGGATATCCTGTTACTAAATATGATGACAATGGTGATCCTGTTGTAAAAGAAGTAATTCCAATTGCAATACCTTATTTACAAGATGAGGTTATAAGTATTATGCATTATTTGCATGATAACAAAAATAAAATAAAAAAGAAATGATAGTAAGACTATTTGACGTACAGAATGGAATTGTTGTTCCTACTGAACATTGCTATACATTAAAGGCTTTAAAAGATGTTATGGATAACTATCCAGATGATTACTTAAAGATTTACTTATATCTATTTTATATGACATGTCCTAATCCTGATATGAATCCATTTTTTCATACTCCGGAAATAGATAAAGAAGATCTTATATTAAAAGAAATAACAGCAGAATTTTCAACAGAAGATGATGATATACATATTGCTTTACAGTTTTGTCAAAGAATGTATGAAACACCAACATCAAGAGCATATAAAGGTATGGCATCTATGTTAGATAGACTAGCAAGATATATGGAAACTACAACCATTACAGCAGGTAGAGATGGTAATATTAATTCACTAGTAGCTGCAGCTAAAAACTTTGATCAGATTAGAGCTTCATTTAAAGGAGTTTATAAAGATTTGCAAGAAGAACAATCAAGCAAAGTTAGAGGAGGAATTGGTATGGCTTATGATCAATAACTATGAGTGAAATCTATCAAGACATTCCCTGTTGGGATAACGGTACATGGACTACAGTTTCTTTTAATTCAAGAGAAGAATTTTCTGGTGCCATATTAAATATATTTTCTGAACCTGGTAAGTATGGTTTTGATAAAACAAGTTTACTTTTTAATCAAGAAGCAGTAAAGTTTAGAGAACAAAATGTTTATTGTGTAGCACCCTTTAGATCAAAAGATTTTATTAACTATTGGGATGATCAAAAAATAAAATGTAGAAAAGGAGTTTTTTATATTAATGGTAATAAGAAGTGGTTTATTACTAGAGACTACTATATGTGGTTAAACTTCTTACCTATCTTTAATAAAGAGATTCAACAATTTGGATTTGCTGATATTAGAGATGCTCAGTATCATATGGCACTCTATGAACTATTAGCAGAACTTAACTATAAACATGTTGCTATCCTGAAGAAACGTCAGATAGCATCCTCATACTTTCACATATCTAAGTTACTTAATCAACTTTGGTTTGAAGCTGGAGTTACTTTAAAGATGGGAGCTAGTCTTAAAGATTATATAAATGAGAAAGGTACATGGAAGTTTATGTCAGAATATGCTGCATTTTTAAATGAACATACTGCATGGTATAGACCAATGTCTCCAGATAAAGTATTAATGTGGCAGCAAAAGATTGAAGTAAGAAAAGGAGATAGAAAAAATGAAGTAGGATTAAAAGGTACTATGCAAGGTATGTCTTTTGAGAAAGATCCTACAAATGGTGTAGGTGGTCCAGTAAAATACTTCTTTCATGAGGAGGCAGGTATTGCACCAAAGATGGATTTAACATATGAGTACATGCGTCCTGCTATGGCATCTGGTTTAATTACTACAGGAATGTTTATTGCTGCAGGATCAGTAGGAGATTTATCACAGTGTGAACCATTAAAAAGAATGATTCTTTCACCATCAGATAGTGATATATATGCAGTGGAAACTAATCTTATAGATTCAAAAGGAACTTATGGTATGTCAGGTTTATTTATTCCTGAACAATGGTCAATGCCTCCTTACATAGATGAGTTTGGTAATTCACTTGTAGAAGAAGCCTTAACTGCTTTAGATGAACAATTTGCAATCTGGAAGAAAGAACTTGATCCAGAAACTTATCAATTAAGAATATCACAGAGACCAAGAAACATAGAAGAAGCATTTGCTCACAGATCAGTATCTGTATTTCCTCCTCATTTACTTGCTGCTCAACAAAGAAGAATAGAAGAAAAAGAATATGGTTATGAGTATTTGGATATTAGTACTGATGAAAATGGCAAGCCTACTGTTAAAGGATCTAATAAACAACCAATTAAAGAATTTCCAGTAACTAAAAAAACTGAAGATAAAACAGGAGTATTAGTAGTTTGGGAAAGACCAATTAAGGACCCAACCTTTGGACAGTATTATGCATCAATTGACCCCGTGTCAGAAGGTAAGACTACAACATCTGAGTCTTTATGTTCTATCTATGTTATGAAAGCACCAGTAGAAGTTACAAAAGTAACCGGTACAGAAACTGAAACATATATAGAACCAGATAAAATTGTAGCATCTTGGTGTGGAAGATTTGATGATATTAATAAAACACACCAGAAACTAGAACTAATTATAGAATGGTATAATGCCTGGACAGTAATAGAGAATAACATTTCTTTATTTATTCAGTACATGATCTCAAGGAAAAAACAAAGGTATCTAGTACCTAAGAGTCAGATAATGTTCCTAAAAGATCTTGGTGCAAATGCTAACGTCTTCCAGGAGTATGGTTGGAAGAATACTGGAACACTATTTAAAGCTCATCTATTAAGTTATGCTATAGAGTATACTAAAGAAGAATTAGATATTGAAACAAAACCAGATGGTACTATTGTACGTACAAAGTATGGTATAGAAAGAATACCAGATAAGATGTTATTAGAAGAAATGAGAGAATATTCTCCTGGAGTCAATGTGGATAGATTAGTTTCTTTTGCTGCATTGGTTGCATTTATGAGAATACAACAAGCAAATAGAGGATATGCCAGAAGAACAATTATGGATGATGCAGCTAAAAACTTGCAAAAGTCAGATAATTTGTTTAAATTAAATAAGAGTCCCTTTCGCCATGTTGGTAAAGGTCAACTTGCAAATGGTCAATCTTTTAAAAAGTCACCATTTAAAAACTTAAAGTAAAAAGTTATGCAAATAATAAATGCTATTCAGGCTAAAAACGGAGCTAAGTCTACACAAAATAGAATTGGTAGTATTACTCAGCCTTTACAATTTCTACCTAAGAAGGAGAAAGATCAACAATGGGCAGCATGGAATTTAGACTGGTTAGAATGGCAGGGACTTAAACAACTAAGAAGAAATGCCCGCAGGTTAATGAAGAACTATAAACTTGCAAAAGGTATTATTGATAAGACAGATTATATAGTTGAAGAAGATAATGACTATAGAGACATTGTTGAGATACTTACAAAAGAAGATGTATCAGCTTTAGAATTAAAATTTTATCCAATTATTCCAAATGTTATAAATGTACTAGTTGGTGAATTTGCAAAGAGATCAACTAAACTTACATATAGAGCAGTTGATGACATGTCATACAATGAGATGATAGAGCAAAAAAGAAAGATGGTAGAAGATGTTTTACTTTCTGATGCTCAAATGAAAATTACTCAGGCTTTAATTGCACAAGGAATGGATCCTGAGTCTCCTGAGTTTCAACAAGAAACAGCTCCTGAAAAATTAAAGTCATTACCTGAAATTGAAAAATTCTTTAAGAAGGATTATCAATCAATGACAGAACAGTGGGCAGCTCATCAACATAGAGTAGATGTTGAGAGATTTAAAATGGATGAATTAGAAGAAAGAGGATTCAGAGATATGCTTATCACAGACCGTGAGTTTTGGCATATGAAAATGATGGAAGATGATTATGATATTGAATTATGGAATCCAGCATTAACTTTTTACCACAAGTCTCCAGATGTAAGATATATATCTCAAGGTAACTGGGTAGGTAAAACAGATATGATGACTGTGTCAGATGTAATTGATAAGTATGGTTATCTAATGACACAAGATCAACTTGAAGCATTAGAGAATGTTTATCCAATCAGATCTGCAGGATACACAATTGGTGGTATGCAAAATGATGGTTCTTTCTATGATGGAACTAAATCACATGAATGGAATACTAATATGCCTTCATTAGCATATAGACAATATACTTCTGCTATGTCAGGAACTGTACTAGATGGTGCAGATATTGTATCTCAAATCATTGCAGAGAGTGAAGACTATTATGATCAAGGAACTGCATACTTATTAAGAGTATCTACATGTTATTGGAAGTCACAAAAGAAGATAGGACATCTTACTAAAATAACAGATCTTGGAGCAGTAACAACTGAGATAGTAACAGAAGATTATAAAGTAACAGATAAACCTATTTATGATAATCGTTTATTTAAAAATAAAACAAAAGATACTTTAGTTTTTGGAGAACATTTAGATTGGATTTGGATTAATGAAGTATGGGGTGGTGTAAAGGTTGGACCTAATATTCCTTCTTTCTGGGGTATGAATAATCCTGGTGGATTCTCACCTATATATATTGGTATTGAAAAGAACAATTTAGGACCACTTAAGTTTCAATTTAAAGGTGATGCAACATTATATGGTTGTAAGCTTCCTGTAGAAGGAGCTGTATTCTCTGATAGAAATACTAAGTCTACTGCACTTATTGATTTAATGAAACCATATCAAATTGGATATAACATAGTAAACAACCAGATTGCTGACATATTAGTAGATGAGTTGGGTACTGTTATCATGTTAGATCAGAACTCTCTTCCTAGACACTCTTTAGGAGAAGATTGGGGTAAAGGTAATTTAGCTAAAGCATATGTTGCAATGAAGAACTTCCAGATGTTACCATTGGATACTTCTATTACTAATACAGAAAATGCACTTAACTTTAACCATTTCCAAAAACTAGATCTATCTCAGACAGAAAGATTAATGTCAAGAATACAATTAGCTAATCACTTTAAGCAACAAGCATTTGATGTAATTGGATTAAACCCACAAAGAATGGGACAACAGTTATCTCAAATGACAGCTACAGGAGTTGAACAAGCAACATCATCTTCTTATGCTCAGACTGAAGTATTCTTTATACAACACTGTGATTACTTAATGCCAAGAGTTCATCAAATGAGAACTGACTTAGCACAGTATTATCATTCTACTAATCCATCTGCAAGATTAACATATGTTACTTCAGCAGATGAAAAAGTAAATTTCCAAATTAATGGAACAGAACTATTAATGAGAGATCTTAATATATTCTGTAGTACTACTGCAAATCATAGAGCTGTTCTTGAACAACTTAAACAACTTGCTATGTCTAACAATACTGCAGGTGCAAGTATATATGATCTTGGGCAAATTATTCAATCTGACTCAATTGCACAACTTAATACTGTTCTTAAATCTTCTGAAGAAAAACAAACACAAAGTAAACAAGAAGAACAACAGTCTGCACAACAAATGCAAGAACAACAACTTGCATCTCAGAAAGAACAACAACAAGCAATGATTCAGGCTGAAGCTGAGAAACAAGACAAACAACTTGAGAACAATATTACTGTTGCTGAAATTAGAGCAGCTGGGTATGGTGCTGCTGTGGATGTTAATCAGAATCAGATGTCTGACTATGCAGATGCTATGAAAGAAATCAGAGCAACAGATCAATATCAAGAACAAACTAATCTTCAAAGAGATAAGGATTCAAATAGAATGACTATTGATAGAGATAAGAATAATATTGAAAGAGAGAAGATTCAAGCTCAAAGAGATATAGCTGAAAAACAATTACAAATAGCACAAGTTAATAAAAACAAGTTTGATCAAAAATTAAAAGATAAAAAGAAATAAGGGTTAGCCATATAGTAGGCAAAATTAATCTGAATGCTTTAAATTTTAAAAATTTATGATTATATTAAATTATAACAAAAACCAACACAGATGGAAGAAACCAACAAATTAACTGGGGATACTCAGTTACTTGATACTACAAAGGTAGATCAAGTTGAAGTAAATATTGATGAGATATTTGGAATGCCAGGAGCAGAAAGCATTATGCTTCCTTCAGATGGCAAAGAAGAAGATAAACCAAAATCTATGTTTTCAAAAGAAAATGTAGATACTACGTTCCTTGACAATACCAAAGCTACTCCAATTGAAAAAAAGGAAGCTGAGGAAAAGAAAGCAGAAGTTGAAGAAACAATTGCTGAATTAGATGGCCTAATCTCTCAAGAAGAAGATGCTGGTAATAAAGGAAGACCAAAGGTTGACAAATCAGGTCTTGCTGAATTAGCGCAGAAAATGATTGAAGAAGGTACACTAGTTCCTTTTGATGATGATAAATCTTTTGATGATTATACTACAAAAGACTTCAGAGAACTTTTTGAAGCTAACTTCCAAGAAAGAGAAAATGCAATTAGAGAAAATACTCCAAGAGAGTTCTTTAATTCACTTCCTGAAGAATTACAATATGCAGCTAAGTATGTTGCAGATGGTGGTCAAGACTTGAAAGGTTTATTCAGAACTCTTGCACATGTAGAAGAAATTAGACAATTGGATGCATCAGATGAAGATGACCAAGCTGAGATTGCAAGACAATATCTATATGCTACAGGTTTTGGTACAGCAGAAGAAATTGAAGAAGAGATCACTGACTGGACAGACATGGATAAGTTATCTCAAAAAGCAAATCAGTTCAAACCAAAATTGGACAGAATGCAAGAAGAGATTATAACTAGACAACTAGCAGAACAAGAACAAAAGAAAGAGCAACAGAATCAACAAGCTAAAGCATATACAGACAATGTATTTAATACATTATCTACAGGAGATTTAGGTGGTGTAAAACTAGACAAGAAGATTCAAAGTCTACTTTACTCAGGATTAGTACAACCTAACTACCCTTCAATTTCTGGTAAACCTACAAACCTATTTGGTCACTTAATTGAAAAGTATCAGTTTGTAGAACCAAGACATGACCTTATTGCTGAAGCTCTTTGGTTACTTGCAGATCCAGAAGGATATAAAGGTAAAGTAAGAGAACAAGGATCTAAGGCAGCTACAGAGAAAGTAGTAAGACAGTTGAAAACTGAAGAATCAAGAAAACTTGGATCATCAACATCAGAAGATGAAGAAACAAGAAGAACAGCTTCTCCTCAGAGATCAACACAAAGAACAATACCTCGTCAAACAAATATGTTTAAAAGAGGATTTTAAATAGTAACAATTAAATAAATATAAAAATGGCAACTCCAGTTTTAAACAATGGTATATTCCTAAGGGATACCGCTTACAACGCAAGTTCCCACGTGGATTCTTACCACCTGGTAAACATGCTAAAAGATGCAGAGCCAATGGATTTAGGTCCAGTGGATTTATGGGCAATGGCCCAAAAGGTTGAAATGCCACTTTATCAAATGTCTTCATTTGGTGGCAAAAATGTTATTATGGTTGATAATGCTCGTGGTGAGTACAAATGGCAAACTCCGGTTTCCATTGACCTACCTTACATCATTGAGGATATTGAGTCAAATAATGAATTCAAAGGTATTGATGGTACAACCTTCCGTATCAAATTAAACCGTAGAGAATTTGGACATGGTGATATCATCACATATGACAAATACAACGGAGTTGAGATGTACATCACAGCAGAAGATATTCTTCCAATGGGTGATGGTTTTATCTATACTGTACAGTTAGTGAACAATGACAACTTTAAATATTTAGATAACAAGTACTTGAATAATGGTACTAAGGTATTTAGAAAAGGTTCAGCAAGAGGTGAGTACGGAGAAAGATTCTCTGACATCCAAACAAGAACAGGATTCCGTGAATTCTATAACTTTGTTGGTGGTGCAGAAGCTCACGTACATTATTCTGTATCTTCAAGAGCAGACTTAATGATCAAAGGTGGAATGAATGCAGATGGTACAGTTCCTGTAACTGAAATCTGGAGAACATTTGACAAGAACATTGATCCTTCTATTGCATCTTTAGATGACATGGTTAAGACAATGGGTAAAGATAAAGTTAAGAAAGCATTTGATAATGGTGACTTATCTAGAACTTTCCTTACTGGAATGGAAGCTGCACACTTATCTAAAATTGCAACTGACATTGAGACTTACTTAATGTGGGGACAAGGTGGTAGAGTTCGTCAAGATGGACCAGATGATCTTAGATTATCAGTTGGTCTTTGGAAGCAGTTAGATAACTCTTTCAAAAGAATCTATAACAAAAACAACTTTACACTTGATTTATTCCGTTCTGAGATCTATAACTTCTTCAATGGAAAAGTTGAGTTCCAAGGACCAGATCCAAAAAGATCTCTAGTAGTTCAAACTGGTATGGGTGGAATGAGAATGGTAAATGAGGCAATTAAGAAAGAAGCTGTATCTTCAGGTCTTTTAATTCAAGCTGCAGATATCGGTGCAATCACTGGTAAAGGAATGGACTTGAACTTTGGATTTGCTTACACTTCTTATGTTATCCCATTCTTGGCTAACGTGAAGTTTGTATTG